CTTATAGATATCTAAATCTATATTTGATAGAGTTCTATTTTTAATAACGTCATATGTTTGACTACTATACATTAACTTCCACCTCCCCATAAATTGTTGAAATTTCTATATCTACACTTAATAAATCATCTGTAAATTTTGTATTCTTGACATTGATATCTAATATATATGGATTAACTAATAAAGCCTCTTTTATATATCTACTAGCTTCACTTTCTGTAAGTCCTTTGCTGTATTTTTGACCTATAAGCTCTGAAAGTTCTGTTCCATAACCCCATGAATAAATCTCATGCTCATACTTGTTAGTTTTTATACATTTATACACCCAAACTTTTATAGCTTCATTGCCCTCAATGACCTTAAAATCTCCATTTTCCACAACTGGTTCATCTTTTTCAAAATTCCAAGCCACTTCTCTAAATAATTCTAATTCTTCTGTTTTCGGTATTTCATAATCTTCTGGTACACCTATGAAAGGAAATATTGTACTCATTATAAGCTCACCAACTTACTTACAACAGCAAATTTATCACCTATCTTAAACATTATTACTGTGTCCTCTTCCTCAAAGGTATCTATGAACGGATTTTTTACTTCATGCCTATGTTCCTGGCTTGTTTCTGTATTAAATGTTTCTATCTGCCTATCAAGAATCCAACTATCTATTAAAATATCTTCTTTTTCTAATATGACATTATTTACCTCTATTTTTAAATCTGGTAATTTACTTTTAATTTCCCCAATAAAAAAAGAAGGTTCATTGTAATGTTTTCCTTCCTCTCTTATTATTCCTATAAATTCATTTATTGGATTAGCCACTATATCACCACCTTTTTATAAATACCTTCTAGCTGTTACATAATTTTTAGCGTAATAACTACCACTTAACTTACTTATTTTTACAACATCACCAGTATGTGGAGAATGAATAAATTCGCCACTTCCAATAAACATGCCAACGTGGTCTATTGCTCCATTTGCTCCTTTACTAGAAAAGAAAACTAAATCTCCTAGTTGTAAACTTCCTTTACTTACTGCTTTACCTGCCTTTCCCTGGTCTCTTGATACTCTAGGAATGTTTATACCTATCTTTTTGTAACACCATTGAGTGAATCCACTACAATCAAAAGTATTTGGACCAGTAGCTCCCCAAACATACTTACAGCCTAGCTTGCTTTTTGCTATACTTATCAATTCTTTAGCTTTTCCTGTTGCATTTGTATAGCCTGTGCCATCTCCAATTATTATTGTTCCTTTTCTTCTTCCAAAATCATTACATTCTTTTTCACTAGACATTAATATATCTATTCTATACACTCCGTTTTTTAAGCCAATCGCTCCTCCTCTGTCTGTTACTGTATAAGTTTTACCATCAATTTTAGTTCCAGGACATTTTGCTTGAATTTTTGTTTTAAATTTAAGTTTACTAGGTGCAGCACAAGTATTGTTTGAAGGTACAAGTCTTTTACCATCCATAGCTTGATAATAACCACCCTCCATAGGGTTATTAGACGGATAATAAGCTGTAAATTCTGCTTTTACTTCTCTTCCATTTAGTGTACCTTCTCCATTCAAATCTGAACTTTCTTCCTTCTGTTCGTCCTGTCCTGCTGTCTTTTCATCCATGATATTTTGAAAATTTAAATCTAAATCTATCTCATAATTTCCGTTACTGTCCCAATTATGTTTATCTGTGTCTATATAAAATAGCCCTGTAAGACCTGTGTAACTATCCTTAACTTTTACACCTCTGCCAGTTATACAAGTCACGTCACCATACCCTTTCAAACTGCAAGTCTGTTCTATTCCCTTGAACTCACTTTCAATATCTACAGTACTATTTTCTTGTTGCTGTATAACCTTTTGCATTATTACTCCAACATCTTTAAAAATTTTATCGTCTATCTTTTCACTTATTTTATTTCCATACTGGTCTACAACTAATACCTTGTTTTTTACATTCTCCATACTCTCTGAAAAGCTCGTGTTAATAAGATTAGACCCTTCTTCAAACATAACATTTAGTGTAATAATCCCTTTTTCAATAACATTAAATTTATCTAAATTAGACTCTATCATATACTTTTTCTTCGTTGTCTTACTAGCTTCTGTATATGCACTCATTATAGTATCATAGCCAGTTACACCAATAAACATCTTAGTGTATTTAACATTAGTTTTAGGTATATTTCCTATTGCAAGTTTATTGTCATTAAATACCTGTTTTGCAATATCTTCAACTAATTTATCTTTAAAGTTATATGACACTTCACTCTGTGTTAACAAGAATCCCATATCTTTAGATACAAAACTAATACTATTGTTGCTAGAGTCTTTAGACCTATTAATTATCATTCCTCTATAGAGTTCTTTATCATCCACATAAAAACAAACTGTACTAGCTATAGGTATATCTATCTTTCTAAAATTAATATCAGAAGCTGACTGTACTATAGAAAATTCTAATGTCCTTGATGGTGACTTATAATCACCACTCCATGTAACTTTTTCTACTATATCAGTTATATCATAGATATTGCCATTTTTTATGTGTACTTTTAACTTTATATTGTTAATTATAAATCACCTCCAGCCTATGGAATTACCAATACCCAACCATCTTGGATGATGTCAGGATTTTTAATTAATTTTTTATTTGCATCATAAATCTTCTTCCACAAATCCCCATTACCATAATATTTTTTTGCCAAACTCCAAAGGCTGTCACCTTTACTTACCTTATGAGTTCTTTGTTTCTTAACCTCAAATCCTTTTGTCAGTGGCACATCTTTTACAGAAGATAACTTTTCATCATTATTAGTATTTACTTTAGGTATCTGAATTCTTTTATATTCTTTTAAACTCAATGTAAAGTAAACATCGTTTGTACCATCCTGCTTGCCATGTTTGAAGCTTTCAATAATAACCTCCATATTCACATCAGTTTCAGTTATTATATACCTTAAAATTAACCCCTGCTCCATCCACTTTTTCAATTTATTTACACAATCATATGGTTGTGGAAAATCTTTATAATTGCAAAAATGATATTGTTCACCTGGAAAAAAACTGTTTATCTCTGTTGTTCTAAGTCCCATACCCCCACAAACAATTACTTCTCCAAGTTTCAACACATTTGTTGTACTTGTATTTATATTTCCGCTTATTTCAAAAGAGGTCGGAAGTATAGGGAATCTAAAAGAATCATTCGATTGTCTAAGCCACATTTCCATTAAACAACACCGCCCATTTTCGCCATTTGTATTTTTTTTATTAAGCTTGATGTTATTCTTTCAATGTCAGCATCTTCTCTTATTACTATTTGTTCAGCAATTTTAGGAATTGTTATATTATAATTTGTGTTTTCTCCTTGCACTTGTCTAAAATTTGGAATACTTTTATTAATCATAGACTTACTTTCTGCATTTGTAAAAACCTTGCTACCACGTGGCATAGATACAAGTTCGGGTCCATGTTCGCCTACGACAGAAAGTCCGCCCGACCAATATTTCGTTCCAGTTGCATTTCCAGCCAGTTTTCCAGCAACCCAACTAACTCCATCACTAATGCCTTTTGTTGCACCTATTATTCCATTGACTAATGGTTTTATGAAATCAGACGCTTTTTTAACTATTTTCATAACACTATCAAAAACATTTTTAAAAATCTTACCCATAGATTTTAAAGTACTTCCAACATTTAAAAAAATTGGCGCTAACTTAGAAATTAAAGAACTTACAACAGGAGCTACAGTTTTAACAGCAGAAGCAATCCCTGACAATGCAGAAGAAGCAACAGAAAGCAATCCTATAAAAACAGGGCTTAAAGCTCCTATAACTTGACCAATTATTGGGGCAACAGTTGATACAATCGAAGATACAGCTCCAAAAGCTGTTTGAAAAATTGGAGCTAAAGTTGGCATTTGTTGCTGTATCCATCCAATCGCCATACCTATTCCACTTGTTATTTTTGTACCTACCTCTAATATCTTAGGACTAGCTTGGTCTATAAATCCAATTAAGCCAGTCATAACCGGTTTGAGAGGTTCTAACATGCCAAGCCCAATGTCTGCGATATTAGACTTTAACTTACCCATTATCGTAGAAAGAAGTCCCGAACCACTTTCAGCGAGCTTATTTGCTCCTCCTGCATACATTGTTTCAAGTTTCTTTTGTACTTCCTTTGGGTCGTCTGTACTGCTTGCCTTAACTCCAAACTCCGTAAGTCTTGCCATTTCTCCAATGTTCATGTCCGCAAGTGCTTCCATAGCATCTCCAACGGTCTTGCCTGGATTTAGCGCCGCCATGTCCTCTGCTAGTTTAACCATCTGCATAGCATCTTTTGTATTTCCACCCGCTATTTGCAAAGAACGAGTTCCTGCTGATATAACTTCTCCAGTTTCAAATGGTGTCGCATTTGCATTATTTCTTAAATCTTTTAAATAGCTTGCGCTCATTCCATCAAGCTCTTTGCTAGACTTTCCTTTGTTTCCAACTCCCATGAAATGACGCATACTTATTTGTTGTTGCTCTAGTTCCATACCACTTTTAACAGCCATACCCGCAGCGCCAACTGCAGCACCAACTGGAACTATAGTTGATAAACTAGTAAGCCGATTTTTTATTTTATCAATCATTCCTTTTGTTTCATCTTTAAGTTTTACGACAGGTCTTGCAATAAATTTTCCAAAAGATTTTACGTTCGATTTTATTCTTTCTATCTTTTCAGTTGCTAAATCTTTTATAACAACAGCTTTTACGAGTTTAGTACGAAGAGGTGCAAATTTTCGCCTTAAATCTTGTATAGTCCTGTGTGCAGGAGTTGCATCCATCCTTATGCGCATGCGCTCTCTACTTGCCGAACGCATCTCGTTACGTGTCCGTCTAACCTCGTTTTGAAATTGTTTTTGCTCTCTTCTAATCCCCCTCATGGTAGCACTCATATTGTCTTTTAGAGATATAACTGCACCTATATGCCTTCTAGCCATTTTTTACACCTCCAAACATAGCACCTATTAGCTCAGAAATAAGTTTTATTTTTTCTTCTTCTTCATATAGCATACAAGCGATGTGAAAATTTTTTTCTATCATATTTAAATTAGTTAATTTATCTAAATCGACACCTTTTTCTAGATAATGACTAATCATTTGCATTTCCACATCGCTTTTAATTAGTTTTTTAAGTCTTCAATTTCCTCTACAACCCCAAACCCTGCAAACTTTGTTGCAATCTTGACAATATCAGTAATTTCACCTGCTTCAAATAATACATCGACTATATCAAGTGGGTTATCTTTACATCCAAATTCAGCATGCAATTTTTCGCTCTTTAAATTCGGACTTTTAACAATTTCATATACAAAATATTTATCTCCTTCGACTGCGTCTTCCATTTCTATTGCATCAAGACACAACATCCTGTCCGGCTTTGAAATCTCTATATTTCCATCAAGCGAAGGAATATATAATTGCTTGGTTTCTTCACTTTTCTTTGCAAAATATTCTTTTCTTCTTAAAATATCCTCTATTGTTACCATTTCTTTTTTATTATCCATTTTAAAATCCTCCTATTATATAAAAAAGGATAGTAAAAACTATCCTTTAAATTTCGTCTATTTCGTCCATCACGTCTGAATCGTTTGGTGTAAATCCAAAGCTTAGCTCTTCTTCGATTTTTCCGCCCTTTTCAAACTGTGATAAAGCTAGTTCATTAAACCACACGTTGTTAATTGTGACTGTTTCTGCTTGTTTCCCAGGTGTGCTAGGGTCTTTCACCTTACTTGTAAGTGTGCTTCGTGGGTCTTCTCCATTTTTCCAAGCTTCCAATAATTTTTTCTTCCCCCTGGAATACACTTTTCCAAGTTTTACAGTCCCTTCGCCGCTTAGCGATGTTATTTTAGAATCTTTACTCATTCCAAACTGAATCTCTTCTCTATTTGCTGTAACTTTAGCTTCAAAACTAAGCACCTCAGCAATTAAAGTTCCATCCCACCAAAGCTTTCCCCATGTGCCGGAAATTTGACTACTTCCTACGATATTTTCTTTGCCCATCTATTCACCTTCTTTACATATATATTTTAAATTTCAAGTCTTCCATAGCATCAGTAACAGTGATGTTTCCTTCTATAAAAACATAAGAACCTGTATTAGCTTCTTTTATTTGCTGTTCAGTCATTTCGCTATAATCAATGCCTTTTTCTTTTAGATATTTTTTATGCGCTTCTATATCTATCTGTGCATAAGCTTCTTGGCTGTTGTCAAGTACTTCATCACGTTGCAACTCTTTAAAATAATTGTTTACAGCAGATAAAAACAATATTTTATTATCATATTTATTAGTTACTTTACCAACATAATTTTCGTTCCAGGTTTGAAGAATATCATCTTGTATCATATCAATAGCTTCAACTATTTTTATTTTCTTCAAGTCTTCTGTATCCTCTTTGCTTAAAGTTATTAATGAGTTTACGCCCCTAGCTATCCTTATCCCATTATTATTTATTAAAATTAGTTTTCCTTCGTCTACAGCTTCGTCAGGATTTTCAGTAGGTTCTATCTCTGTAACTTCATCTAAAACAAAATATGTGCAGCTCTCTGAAAGCGATATGCCCGCCAAAATGCCTGCGACTCTAGCTGTGTATTCTGCTGTTGTATAAACTTTTTCGCCAACTTTTATTCCTGTTGTCGAGAAGTTTATAATTGCCTTCTCGTTAGCATTAGTAACGCTTGGCAACACAGCTTTGTATATCTCTTTTTCCCTTCTAGCTGTTTTTATCCAATTAACTATTTTAGTTTTGTCAACTTCTTCACTTATAAAAGGAATAGCTAAATAGTTAAATTTATTCTCCCTTAAAGCTTTCAAAGCATCGTCTAAAGACCTTTCAGAATCAACTGAATCATTAATAACTTCAATAATAACCTTGCTAGGTTTTCCTAAAAATGCAAGCCTTATATAATCATAATTTTCTTTTGTAAATTCAGTTTCATTTATATCCGTTAAAAAATCGATAGAATAAGATTTCTTTATAGCTGTTGAATCTTTAAGTATTAAAGCTACAATACCTCTTCGACTTCTAAATTTAACAGTCCTTGAACGTCTTTGAAACTCAATTATCGCACTTGGTAATCCCAAAATAAAACCTCCTTTTTTAAATATTCATTTCAAGCTCTTTCATAAGCTCATATTTACTTTCGTCTTCTTCTATAATTTCAACTACTTGCAAATTAAATTTGTATTGTAAAACATTCTCATATATTTCTACACTTTTTTCTTCTATAGTCAATTTGCCCCCTTCAATTTCTAAAATACAATCTTGAAATAATATATTAAGCTTATCAATCATTTTTAAATTTTCTAATTCTGTCTTTTCTTTAGAAAAATAATGTATATTAACAAGTAATGTACTATTTGAAAAACTTGGGTCGCTAGCCATTTCAATAGGAATGATTTGAATAAAAAAAGCAGGTTTTTCAAACCCGCTCCTTATTTCATTTGCTACTATTTTTATATTTAAAGACTTAAGCTTTTCAACTATAGCTTTTTTTACAGAAACAATTTTTAACACTCTTACCCCCTCTAAAGATTAAAAGTTTCATCAACCATTTTTTCTATTCTTTTATCAATTTTCGCTCTCTGATGCTCCATCGTTTGTTGCAACATATGTTTTCCTTCGACATAGCCTCCATTTTTTGTTACCCAGCCATTTTCTATTAGATGCGCATGTGGAGAATTATTTTTTAAAACACCTACAAAATTCCCATTTTTAGACTGCGTTTTAGTTTTCCAATTATCTTTCATGTGCTTAGCTCTTTTGTATTTTTTAGGCTTTTTATCTGACTTCGGAGTTCTTGCAATAGCTTCTCCTTTGCATTTTCCTAAGCTGATATTCATAAGCTTTTCAGCTTTCTTGGGGTATTCTTTTACAATACGCTTAAATAGTTTATTTGTATAATCATCTAATCCATTCATATTAAAATCTGTATTACTCATTGTAAACACCTTCTTTATAAAGAATACAATCAATATTTGTTTCATATTTATTTAGCTCTTTTATATTATTTACATGCTTTATATCATAGACAACATCATTACAAACTATTCTCATAGCTTCTGTTATATCAGTTCTATATCTTATTTTAAATCTGTAAGAATACTCTATATTTTCTTTATCTAACACATAATTATTACTATTTCTAAGCAACGATTTGTTAGCCCAAAGTTTTTTATAAGTAGCCCATCCCTTTGTAACCTCTCCTATGTCGTTTTCAATTTCTCCATAAATTTGTATATCTATTCTTTGAGTTAATTTTCCAATATCCATTTTTTAATACCTACTACATATAGAAATTTGAGATATTATACTTTCTAAAACAAATCTAACTTTTTCGCTATTACTTTCTGTTGCACCTCTTTTTTCATATTGCTCTGCAACATACATTTTTACATACAAACTAACAAGTTCAGATTTGTTAGTTTCATTAAAAACTTTTCCTGTTCGATTTTCTAAATCCTCCTCTGCTGCTTTAAGAAGAGACAAAAGCAGATTATCATCTTCTTTATAATCTGCCTCTAATCTCAAATATTCTTTTATTTCTTCTAATGACACAATCATTCAAAACACCTACTTCGCAACTGCACTAGTTTTTTTAACTATCATACCAAAAGCTTTATTACTTATAACATTGCCATCAACTAATGAATAAGTTAAATAATCTGTTTTTCTACTTTTTACATGTTCATCTGTATATAAAGTTACATTCTCATTTATATTTATCGCATAACCTTTCGATATATTTCCAGCAAGAATCTCGCCATCTGCCATGCTGTCATCCATTTTAACAACCCTGCCAAACATCCTTCCAACTCCGTCACTATTTGCAGCGTCAGGGATAAAAATAGGCTTTCCAGTTGTATCTAATATTTCAGCTAATTGTGTCCATATAGTTGTGCTATTAGCATAAATACAAGCTCCATTGCTCCATTTCTTTAAAACAGACATCAATTTCGTTATATCTGTATAAGCTATCTTGTCAGTATATTCTATTATTTGTGCCTTACTAACTTCCTTGCTTAAAGCAGTTTTTATTCCAAGCGGCTGAGGTTTAAAAGAATCACTTTCCCCCGGTTTTCCTTTTCCATCTACAATCGCTTTCGCCAATGCTGCACCCATTTTTTCAGCCAATAAAGTAGTTATATATGGAACAAATTCATCAATACTCATTTTTTTCAATTTCCACGACACAGTTATATCTTTTGCAAGCTCACAACCTCTTAAGGTTATTTCCTTTAGCTTATAACCATCCTCTTTAACTTCTGTTTCTTCATCATACCACGCAGCATCATCGCCACCATCTTCTTCTGCTATAATCGTCAAATCACCTGCTACAAAAGTTGGAGAAGCATCTCCGAATAACGGATACATGTCACCAATTTCTTTCCATATACCCGAAGCAACAGTTTTAGGGATTAAAATAGTATTATTTTCGCTTGTTTGAACTTCCGCTCTATATGCTGAGTTAATACTATTAAATATCTCCTGTTCTTCTGAATTTAACTGCTTTCCTAACATATCTTTAGCCCAAGCATTTTTATATTGTTCTTGTTCATCCTTAACAGTTGTGTCTTCTATACCTTCTATTTTACCTTTGTTATTAGTTAAATTAAAAATAGTAGGGTCGATTTTGACATCATCCTGCAATGCTTTTAAATTCGCCCTAGCTTTTACATTTCTTTCATATTCCTCATCTAAAGCTTTTATCTTATTAGCTATTTTTTCAGCTTCTTCCGTCTTTTCTTCTCCTGTTCCTTCTTCTCCAATTTCATCATCAAGTAATTTTTGTGCTTCGTCTATCATTTCTTGTCTTTTCTTAAAATACTCTTCTCTAGTCATTTAAACCCCCTAATTTTAATAAGTCCAGTTTCATCTGAACTCTTTTTTTATTATTATTTTCTTTTTTATTACTAGTCTTATCTATTTTATTTTTTAAAGCATGAGGTACTTTATTATACTTATCAAAATAATCGCTCACGCAAGCAGCAACCTCTTTTTTCTCATCAACTTCAAAATTAAAATAATTTGATGCTTCTTTACCAGTAAACCAAGTTTCTTCACTTAGCTTTTCTTTTATTTCTTCAATATCAATTTCTTCTTTTAAGTTATCTTGATATACATTTAAAATACCTTCCTCTATTCTGTCTAAATCCTCTGCCGCCTTAATTAATTTATCTGAATTATAAGCACCACATAAACCTATCCAAGGCTTATGAATCATAAAATAGGCATTTTGAGGGATTACAACTCTATCACCTGCTAAAGCTATAACACTCGCAATACTCGCTGCAATACCATCTACATAAACAGTTTTAAATCCTTCGTGCCTTTTTAGCATATTATATATTGCCATACCTGCAAATACAGAACCACCACCGGAATTGATATAAATATTTAAATCTTTTCCCTGTTCTTGTGCTAAAAAATCTTTTATTGCAAGTGGATACTGGTCTTCTTCTGTCCAGGCATCCCACTCATCACAGACAATATCACCATAGAAAAACAAATCTGCATTTGTTTCTGTAGAGCTTTTAACTTTTAAAAATTCTTTCAAATTATCACTAGCCATTTAATTTAATCACCCCCTTCCACAATAGCAGTATCTAATCGGCGAACTGGCTTGTCTCCGCCCTCTATTGGCGAAAGGTTCATTATCTTACGCCATTCGTTCGGAGCAAGCGAACCCCTATCAACCATTTGAACCAAATTCAATTTAGTAGACATACTTGCATACTGTAAATTAGAAGCTTCAAAAATAATTTCATTTCCAAAACTTCTTTCTTTTCTAGTAAATAATTTTTGCGTATATTCTTTAGATAGTTGCAATCCTACTGGCTCAATTTCAGACTCATAATAAGCATTCCATTCGTCTTCGGTATATTTACTTTGAATTATTTTCTCATTTGTATTAAAAAACGAATATAATCTTTGTGTAGTTTTGTCCATCTGTGCGGCGTTAGGAACATAACTCTCAGCTTTAACCTGTTCAGCATCATATTTTGAATCAGTTGCGGCAGCTCCGCCTGCTTCCGAGTCTATTTGTAAGTAATTTTTTTCAAACTCTTTGACCTCTTTTTTAATATCGTCAGGTCGAAGTGATGTTTTAAATTTTAATAACCATTTGATTGTGTTGCTGTTTTTAATAGCCTTCACGACTCCCTGGTCTGTTGTATTTACAACTTCCATAAGCGCTTTAAGTACTTTAGTTGGAGGTGTTCCAAATAAATCATTTTCGTTAAAATCTTTTCTTAAATGGATTATGTTCGAATATGGATAGGTAACTACTTTTCCATTTCTAAGTAAGAATTTTAAAAACAAAACTCTATCTTCATAAATAGCTTCAAAATTTAAAGCATTCAAAGGGTAAATTTGAGTTGGTATATTATCATCATCTTTAATAATCACAGCAAAAGCATTGCTATTAAGCTCTAATTGAGTAACCATCTTCTCTTGAAGTATTTGCCCACTCATAAATGGGTTCGGATTTTCAAGCAAAAATTTAATGTAAGGCTCTGGATTAGTTTTAAATTCAGTCTCATTACTTCTAATATGTTTAGCTGCCATTTTCCCAACAGCTTTAGCCTTCGGTCGTATAATACTTCTTACAATATCGCTTCTATATAAATTGCCATGCCAACTATAAAACCCGTTTCCCAAATCTAAAATGAGTTCCATTACAATTCTTTCAGGAGCTTCTTTATTTTTCTTCTTAGATTTAAATATGTTCATTTTTCACCACCTTACTTAAATCATGTTTTCATATTCTGACATTTTTTCTTTTAGAACAACATAGCCTATAATTAAAGTGACACCTCCATCAATGCGTCGTCTTCTGTCCATACCTTTTATTGGCTGTATATTTCCATTTATATCTGTTTTTATTTCTATATTGCTAAGACACCATTTATCGATAGGGTTATTATTATAAATAACTTTATTAGCTTTTAAATCAGCTCTTAACTCTTTCATGGGGGCTGATAAAGTATAAACTCCTTGCCTAACTTTAATCATTGCATCTTTTCCAAATTCATTCTCATAAGCTAAAAGCAGACTCGAATCTACATGCCAGGGGTCATATCCAATCCAGGGAATATAAATATCATGCTCTTCTTTAATTTCTCTAAACCATAATAAAAGGTCATATGGATTTATTTTATTTCCTTCGCATACCCTTAATAAACCCTGTTTTTCCCACAAATCGTATGGTATTTTATCTTCATCAACTTTTTGCTTTAATCGTTCAGACGGAACCCAATACATAGAAAGTGTATAAATATTATCATCATATCTTTTCTTTAATAAAACTTTAGCAGATGCTAGGTCTGTAGTTTCAGCTAAGTCAAAACAACCTATGCCATATCTAAATTCCATTTCATTTACATTAAATTTAGTTTCATTGTTTAACTCATCCCACCTCAACCAAGCAGTCGCAGAGTTTTCTTTCATATTAAAATCTTTTACCATGACAGTAGGCTTAAAACTTGGGTCTGTCTTAGCTTTATTAACACAGTCTCTTAAAAAATCAAGTTTTTTTATAGTACCTAAACCTGGATTAGCTTTTATCCAGCATTCTTCTCTATCCCATTCATCCTTGTCGTCTAGCTCATAAATAAAAGCTATAAATCTATCATCTTTTATTTTTCCATCTAAAACATTGCAAGCATACTCATATTGTGCATCAAAAATACCCTCTCTCACAAAACCATTTGTGGTAATGCAATTTAAAAGGGGTTGATTTCTTGCACTCATAGATTGCTTCATTAGGTCGTAAATATCTCTATTTTTTATAGCTGCCAATTCATCTATAGTTACCATATGCGAGTTTAATCCATCGAGCCCATTACTATTACTAGCAAGTGCCTGTAAAAAACCATAATTAGCGTGAAAATAGAGGTCTGATTTTCTTTTCTTAATATGCTTAGATAAAATTTTAGATTGCTGTACCATTTTGTAGCACTCTTTAAACCCTTTTTGTGCCTGTTCGTATTTAGTTGCAATATTATAAACCTCTGGCGACCCTTCATTGTCTGCAATTAACATAAATAATTCATCTGCTGCCAATTCTGTAGTCTTACCATTTTTACGACCTCGAATATCAAGTACTTCTTGATATTTTCTAAACCCAGTCTCTTTATCAACAAAACCGAACACAGCTTGATGTTTAGCCTTTTGAAATAATTCAAGTTTCAAAGGTTCGCCCAACTTACCTTGCGCTTGCTTACAAAAAGTCTCTATAAACTCGATAGGTCTATTAGCAAGCTCTTCATCAAAAACCCAATTTTCTTTTGGATTATATAGGTCTTGGACAAGCTTTTTGTACACCTGCTTAATTCTGCTACAAGCAACTATTTCTCCATTTAATATTTTTTGATAATACTCTTCAATGTAGGTCATTTATTAAGTCTACCTTTTTTTATAAACTTAATAAGTTCGTCCTCTTCTTCCTGTTTCATATCGCTTGGAATAATATCAATTAGTTGCTTCATGACATTAGAATAAAGTTTCATAAAATTTAAATATATCTTAACTTGAAGTCTTTCCCTTTCAAATTCCTGCTTGCCTTGCTTGAAAATTTCAGTCAAACCCTCTTTTGTCAAAATTTCTCTAGTTTCTTCTAAAGATATTTTTAAAAAAGCTGCTTCATTTACTAACCCATCCAAAATTTTAACTTTTTCTTTTTCTAAATCTTTATAGTTTTTCTTTAATCTGCTTACCTCTTGTTTTATCTTTTTTTCTTTCTCTAATTGTTCGTAAATTATTTTAAATAACCCCCCTCCCATTCTGATTTTTTCATGCGGAGGAAAATTGATGTGGGGACATCGGTATTTGAAATCAGCCCCCAGGGTCGTTTTTAAAGGGGGGATATACTATTTTTTTCTAAATCGAAATCAATTCCCCTTTTTCATTAAATTTTAACCCTGTTCTAGTAATGTCTTTCTTACTCTTATGTTTTTTACTATGACAGTCTTTACATAGCAATATTAAATTCTCCTCACCTAAAGTTATCTCAACATCATGTATATTAGCAGGAGTTAAATATTTTATATGATGCACTTCTTCTCCTAGCTTCCCACACTCAGCACACAAGCCTAGATATTTCTTAATAATTGATTGCCTACACTCCTTCCAAGCTTTGCTATTATAAAAGCTTCGACTAAACTCTCTAGCCATTATATAAGCACTCCCTCACACTCTACCTCATTAAGCTTACTTAAAAACTTATCAATCAAAAGCTCCATAGTTGCCACATCCCTCTTATACTCTTCTTTTTCATCAAAAGCATATGGGAAGTTTTTATAAGCTTTGCCTAAGTTGCGAGAAACTTTTAAATCTAATACTGAAATAATCAGTTTAATCTCTTTATCATCCAACTCTATTTTCTTCATAAAACACCTCTTTTTCTATACGAACATTATTAAAAACTAATTAAATATAGTTCGTATTTCTTCATTTGAACGTCTTATTTTCTTAGAGAACCAGACATTCAATCTATTTTTTTCTTACTTCTTATATAGTGATTTTGATACCTTGAATATCACTACACCAAATTTTTAGACATTCAAACAGACAAATAAAAAAATATCACCTTACAAAGTCGTCTAATGACTCACTGTAATGATGATACAATTCTTTATCTAAACCTAAATACATTTTTGTTTCTTCTATCGAAGAGTGACCCAACAATTCTTTAACTGCAACAATATCTTTTTCGCTATCAATATAAATTTTATAAGCATAAGTTTTCCTCATGCTATGTGCTGTTATATCATATAAACCAAAATATTCTCCTGCTTCTTTTAAAGCTTTGCTAACAGCTTCAACACCAATGTGAGGATATTTTCTTTTTCTCGATGGAAACATGTATTCATAGTCATGCTTATCTTTTATATATTTCTTTAAAATTTGCGCAATCCTAGGTCTTATTTCTACTGTACGAGGTTTTCTGTTCTTTTCCCTAATGTTTTTACTATTAGCTTTTTTACCTTCCATAATAGTAAATTCTTGTCTTTTTAAAGCTTCCCTTACGTCTCTAACTTTTAGTTTAACTAAATCTCCTGCTCTATATCCTGTTGTTATCCCTAGCATAAAAATCACATAGTTTCTATAACTTTTATATCTTAGATATTCTTGAATATCTAGCACTTCTTGTGTACGCCTGATAGGCTTCGATGCTCTTTTTACTCCTAATCAAAATACCCCCTTTCAAAAGAGAATAAAAAAAGCTCATGAGTTTTTTCTCACAAGCTTTTGAAGTAGAAACATATTTAATTTTCCACAATACAATTATAACATGTAACAAAAGTTTTGTGTTGACCTTTTTTAGTCCTTTTTATTCCCTATCTTTTTTCGCTTTTTCTCCATACTTCATCAATACAATTTTCCTCAAAGCGTCCGTATATTTCCTCTGAACGACCGTTTTAGAAATCATTAATAATTCAGAAATTTCCCCGTAGGAATTTATTTTTGAGTCAAAATGTCTAAGACTTATAATCTCCTGTTCTTCTTCGCTCAATCTTTTCGTGTAAATATTAATCATTTCTATTCTACTATCTATAATTTCAATTTCAGTCTCTTTTATATAAATTTTCTCCTGTGAATTTATAATCATATCATCTATACTATAACTTCCGGAGCGCACTGGAAAACCAAGTTCATTAAAATTAATACTACTAAGCTTTTCATTCTTTTTAAGAAATTCTATTTCATCATTTAAAACTTCTTTTCTTACTCTAAGTTCTCTAACTTCATCTAAAAGTTTTATAACTTCATCAATGTACTCTTTTTTCAATTCAACCAATCAACTCACCCTCTTCCTTTTTTAGCAATAAAAAAGCCTATCTAACATACTTTCTTTAGAAACGAAGTATAAAAATAGTCTTTTTTCTGTAAAAATAATGTTTACTCCAAAGCTTCATCACCATATATCATTAAAGCTATTTTATTAATAGCAATAGCTTTTTTGTTATAAAGACTACTTCTATCATAATTTAATTCATAAGCTATTTTTGTGATAGGTAGTTTTTCATCCCAATTATAAAAATATATTAATTCTATCATCTTCTGTTCAAGCTCTGATAATTCTTTTAAGTAAATATTATAAAACTCTAGCTTTCGCTCTATAATTTCAATTTCAGTTTCTTTGTTGTAGATAACATCCTCTATTGTTATAACCATGTCATCTATACTTTTTACACTTTTTTGCACTTTAAACCCCAATTCTTCATAATTAATTTCTCTATAGTTTTCTTTGTGTTTAAGAATTGCTATTTCTTTTTTTAATACTCTTAACTTTCTATATTCATCTCCTAACATTTTTAATATATTTTCAACTTTGTCAATATACTCTTTTTTTATTTTCATTTTTGCACCTCTTACACTTTTTGTTATAAATACCTAACTAATCCTTAAATTTAGCTTTTGGGACTAGTTAGGTATTTTGTAGCATTTCCAACTACTGCATATTATTCAAAATATTCTGGA